CTGATTAGGGCTGATCTACGCACACCACCGACCACTACAATGTCCGCTATCTTACACACTATATCGTGGCACTCAATGCTCGTGAGCTTACGTCCTGCGGCCTTCTGGAATATCTCTACGCAGAAGTTGAACAGGTCTAGCAGTGGTTCATGTCCGCTTGCGCGTCCGCCAAAGGTCTTCAGTCTAGCCCCTGCTGGTCGTACCCTGCTCATGTCCCACTCAGGTATCTTACCAGCATACAGCATAGCTATCAGCTCGCGGAATGCAGAGGCCCAGCCTATCTTGCTATCACTAACAACAATAACACTGTCAGTCTTGTGAAAGGTCTCCGCAACTACTGGAAGCTTGGTAATGAAGTTACGCTCTACGCTGAAGCCCACGCCTGTACCGCACATCAACACGTACATCAACTCGTCAAAGCTACGTGGTGAGTCAATGGCTAAGTAACTACAATTAAATCCAGCTACGTTGTCTTTGTCTAGGGCTTCACCTGCTGTCATCATACAGCGCATGCTAGGCATAACGTCCATGTTATGTATAGCGTCAAACATCTTACTGCTGGTCTTCTGGTCTAGCTGACCTCTGTCAACCCAGAAGGCTACATAGCGGTTCACTGTCTCTGCCCATGTCTCTCTGCGCTTCTGCTCTGGTAGCCATCGTGCGTAGCGGCTCTTGTGTATAAACTGCTGGTACTGATCCATTATGTGTTCTCCTCTGTTACCATTGCTGTTAGCTTTCGTAAGTACCAACCAGCTTTCTGTAGGTCTTCTACCTGCTTACCCTTGTAGTCATAGCGCCACAAATACTTCATGCAGTTGCCCTTGAGGTAGCCTTTGAATGCATGACTGGACATGGACTCCTCTATTGCATCAATACACTCTATATTCCCTGAGTTGTAGTGCTTAGGCGCACCTACCATGTCTTCTTCTTCCTCGTCTTCCCAGAGGTCTGCATCTTCATCGTGTGCTGCCTTCATCCATGCCTCTAGTCCTGTCTTTTTCTCAATAGCAGGTGCTTGCTTTCTCAGGGCATCCCACTGTGCTGGTGTTGCGTCATTGAGTCTCATCATCAAAGTCCTCTGTTATTCTGTCAAAGTTTCTAATTAGTCTATGTTCAAATGCTTCTACTAAGTCTGTCGTGGTAATGTTTAACAACTCACATATCATCTCTTCGTCACAGAACATTACAATCTTTTCTTTAAGTTCCTCCAATGTCATGGCCATTAGACTTTCTTCCTTTTGATGTACCGTGTCATCTCCTTGGCTGTCTCTACAGTGTAGTGCTGGAACCCTTCCTTCTCACACCACTCTCCCATAGTTATCTTGCCACCTTTACGTACCTTCTTGTTAGGGTTTGACAACACAAAGATTAACTCCCACTCAGGCATTGAATCTCTAATGGCTGTGTACTTCTGTGTGTCACCTACCCTGAAGAACCCTTTACACTCTATCAGTATTGCCTTGTCCTCGTGTACGAAGTCCGGTAGATACTTCTTGTGTACTGTGTACGGTATGCCATACGGTTCAAACTTGTAATGTCCATCTAGCTTCTCTGATAAATCCTTCTCAAGTCCTGACCTAAAAGCCCTCTTCATCTGGCATTACCTCCTGTACCTTGGGTTCCTTTACTACGTCTACTAAGTACTTTGGCCCGTAGGAGTAAGCGAAGACCCGTAAATTTGGATAACAGTGGTCTTTGAATTGACAGTAAGAGCAGCCAATAGATAGCTTTGAGTTTCCTGATTTGCCGTCCGGTACGGGTGGGTAACACCACTCCACTGGCTCTGGCTGCTCTACTAGCTTTTTTACATGCTTCACCCTGTCAACTATGTCGCCCCTCAGTACCTCGTAGACAGGAGCCTCTGTGTCATTCAAGTCATACTTGAGGTAGGTCAGGTGTCCGTTGGCCTTGTCCATTGCAAGCCATCCAAACTCTGTCTGTCCCTCTGAGTGTGCGTAGGCTTTGATCTGATCAATATAACCAAAGGGATCGTCGTATGCCAGTGTACCATCCTTAAACTTCTTGAACCCAAAGCTGCTTGCTGACTTGACATCAGTAACAACACCGTCAATCTTGCAGTCCATGTGACCCACAATTCCTTCAACATTACATACCTTCTGTTCGTCAGTTACTGTGTGTCCAGCCATGCGGGTCAAGAACAGCAACATCTCTTCAATCAAATGACCATACATAAACTTGATATAGGTATGAGGCTGCAGCTCCTCTCCTTCTGTACCGTTAAAGTGATTCCAGAGATACTTGTCGGTGCGGCCGATATTACTGAGGCGAAGCCTCCGGTTATCCTCTCGCTTCTTCCGACCAAACTCAGTACGCATCAGTGCCTTGACACCTTCTCCGAACTTCTCTATCTCTGCTTCTACATCTACAGATGGGTCAGCGTCCTTGCTTTCCATCAGTGCGTAGATGTCCGCTACTACATTGTCCGTTGTTTTATTAGTACTCATGTATCACTTCCAGTATTAGTTCGTTTGCTATCGGAGGTGGCAACCTGAACCACTCGTTGATGTTGTCACATTCCTTTGCTAGTCTTACGTGTGCTGCTGCCTCCGCTGCTCTCCTGTCATCTACCTCGTAGGTATAAACCAAGTTGTAGTCCCTGAAGGGTGAGGATGTCTGGTAGTTCTTTATCCTATCCTCTGAGTCTACAGCCATCCCTACCTTGACCCACTCAGGCCACGCTGGGTTAGTGATGACGTACACCTCTCCTTGTAGGCTGTCCTTGAAGTTCTCTAAGGAACTAAAGGCTGCTTCCTCAAACCCTTTGTAACGTCCCGGTTTGTACAGCGGATGTGTCTTGGGTACATACTTACCGTTGACATACATCCTGTTAGGGTTATGACGCGGGTTAGTATTTGCGTTGTATTTTGTATTCCAACATATCTTACATACTCTCTTGTCCTTCTTCACTAAAGAGGGCACCCAGTTCTCTTCAGTTAATACAACACCGCATGACTTACAGCAGGCTTCAGTGTGTGTCTGCCCAGCTGGTTCCGACTTTGTAATCTCCGGCGAGAGGGCAGTTGAGTTCGTAGTGGAGGCCCGCAGCTTCAACACAGCTTGCTGCCAGTCTTCCGAAAACCTCTGACTTCTCCTGTCTGACTTCTGTCTGGATTTCATCGTGGATGTTCCCTAAAAAGTTAAAGTCTATACCCCATAGTATAGCATATTCATGCAGTAAACACAAGGCTTTCTTCATAACGATAGCCCCGGCTGACTGGAGTAAGCTATTCAATGCAGCGTGTTCTGATCGTATGGCGATCCTTCTTTTATCCAAGCCATAAACATAGCCTCTTGTAGCCGCCATTCCAACTCGTGTTCGTAACTCTCCAAGAGCTGGCGTATTTGCGAGGAACTTTTCCTTAAGTCGTTGACCGTCCTTTCTAGTTCCACCAACGATGCTTCCGATTTTGGCATCTCCGGCCCCATACAGGAAAGCGTAGATGAAAGTCTTAGCTTGATCTCTAGTGTCAAGGCCCGCAGCCAACTGATTTGCCGTGTGTATATCTCCGTTGAGTATTTCATTTGTGTATCCTTCATCGTTCATGTAGTGTGCCAACATACGTAGCTCAAGACCGCTGGCATCCATACCAACTAGCTTGTATCCTTCCTGTACCGTCCACACATCACGACACTGCTTGCCGTAGGGTGAGTAGACCGCTGGTACCTGCCCCATATTGGGACTGGAGTGCGTCATGCGTCCTGTCACTGCTCCGTTGGTGTTCACATACCCGTGTACTCTACCGTCGTCCTCGACTGCGTCTAGCCAGCTTTGCACCTGTGCGACACGCTTCTGTATCATCAGGTACTCAGCTATCAGGGAAGCCTGTGGTATTCCTTTCACTGTACTCAGCACCGCCTCGTCTACGATGGCTTGTCCTGTCTCAGTAAATTGCTTAGGCTTCCAGCCAAAGTACTGGAGGTATCGTCCTATCTGCTGTCGTGAACCCAAGTTAAACTCTGGGTAGTCAAGACGACTGAAGGGAGCGACTGCAATAGTCCACTGATCGCCTAAAAATTTAAGCCCAACAACCGAATACGTACCATCTTTCTTAATCTTGGGGGTAATCTCTTTGACAAATGTTGGTAACGGTTTGAAAGTTTTATGCACTTCGTCTTCAAGGTCATTCTTCTTCTCCTTTAGTTCTGCTAGTAATCCAAATGCTTTCTCTTGATCTAAGAGCCAGCCTGTTTTAATTTGCTGTGATACAATGCTTTGTACTTGATGTTCAAGGCTAATGCTTTCAGCTCCAAAATCTGCAAGGTCAAGAAGTAATCTCTTGTACACCAGCACATTAACATTAACGTCTTGCTTGCAATAGTCCACCATATCCTGCGAATAATTATCCCAGTCATCATGGTCTCCTTTAGATTGATTAAGTCTATCACCCCAGTTACGGAGAGAGTGACCGCCCTCTCGTGAAGGGTTGGCCAGTCTCGACATGACTAATGTGTCAGTAACCTTGCACTTACTAAAGTCTGTACCCAGCAGCTCCTCAAGGACAGGGATGTCATAGTCAATGATGTTGTGACCTATGATCTCACACTCTCCAAGACCTGCAATGTAGTCGTTGAACGCTAGTAACGAATCACCTGAGAACGTATGCGTCTCACCGGTGTCCAGTTCCGTAGCTACAATTACCCAGACCTTTGTAGGCTTAAGGCCGTTAGCTTCTATGTCGAATACGATTTGCATTAGAACTCCGCGTTATCTCCTGTAGGACAGGCTGTCTCAATCATGCGACCTGACTCCTTATCGTAGTACAGGTAACACGCGGGGCCAGTCAGACCTACAAACCTATTCTTCAATACACGTACCGTGGTGGTGTTGCGTATCTCAGGGTCAACGTGTTGTTGATCACGCTCCAAGCCAATCACAATATCACTGAGCTGTGCGATGGCCGCAGAACCACGCAGCTCACCCAAGCTAATCTTACCACCGTCCTCGTGTGCCTTGGCACCGCTGGGTCTGCGAAGGTGTGATACTAGGAATAGCCCTACACCTGTCTCCTGAACCAGCTTGCGGAGGTTAGTCATAATACTGTCGATAGCCTTACGCTCGTCACCGTTGTCCTGATCGCTGACCACGATGCTCAGGTGATCAAGGATAATCCACTTGCAGTCCAGACCTTTAGCCATGTATCGTATACGGCCTAACAGATCGTCCTCGCTTGTGCTACCCCAATGATCTAACAACTGTAACTTATCTAAACCAAACGTCCTTTCCCAGTAACCACGCTCTTCCTCTATTGATACCCCTGCTCGTACCTCTGGTACGTGAAGTAATTTGTTAGCCTCCATAGACATAATACCTAACGTAGTCTTAGGTATGTCTTCCTCCAGAGCTAGGATGCCGATGTTGTCTTCCGTGTTCTTCAATAGATAATACTCAAGCTCTCGCATGATCTGGCTCTTACCCATTCCTGACCCTGATGTGATGGTCACTAACTCCTGCGGTCTAAAGCCGTAGGTAAAAGCATTCAAGCAGTCCCAAGGATAGGGTATGGACTTGACATCCCTCTTCTCTTGAAGTAAATCCCAAGTATCTAAACCTGAGACAATACCGTCCGGTCTAAATGTCTTAGCGTTCCACCACTCCTTAACAAACGCCTGCACCTGATTGCTCTTAAGCATATCGCCTGCATCCTTGGCTGGCAGTGTGACATTCTTGGCCTTGTTGGGGGTGAACAGATTAAGCACCGACTTGGCTGCTTCCTGTCCTGCCTTGTCGTTGTCAAAGCAGATCACCACATTGTCAAAGGTCTCAAGCCACTCTAGGTTCGCTTTGATGTCTTTGGCTGCTCCGGCTGCACCTGATCTGATGGAGACGACTGGCCACTTTCCGTCGAACATCTCGTTGACAGCAAGTGCGTCCGCCTCGCCTTCTGTGATCGTGATGTACTTACCGCCCGTCTTGAAAGCCTGCTGGCCGAACAGCCCTGCCTCATTGAACTCTCCTGTTGCATAGAATGATTTAGTTTCGGTGATCCGCACCTTGGTTCCTGTTACCGCACCTGTGTCCTTGTTGTGGTACGGGTAGTGATGCTTGACAATTTGTCCGTCAGTGCCGTACTCCACTGTCACACCGTACCGCTGGCACGTTGACTGTGAGATACGTCTATCAGGGATTGCCGCTATGACACCTGTCATCTCTAATGACCTCATTGGTTTACGTTGTGCTGCTTGACCTATCTGACCGTTGCCGTGTTCGTAATGGTTGCAGCCCCCAGAGAAGCAGACTGCGTGTCCATCACTATAGCGAGCCAGATTGTCCGATGAGCCACACGAAGGGCATGGCTCATGTTGGACGAATGTTGACTCAACCGCCACTAGAAGTCCTCTCCGCCTTCCTGTTCAGCTACCTCAAGTACCTTGATCTTGTTCAGGTACGTGCTGGTGCCGTGTACAGGATGGGGCTGGCCTTCTGCGTACATGATACGCACCTTCGAGCCTCGACCAATGCGACCCTTGAACGGGTTGCCCTCTGCATCCAGCACCGGGACATCGTACTTGGTACTGAACTTGCGCTGCTTGACTCCTTCGTACTCGCGGAGCTTGACACCAGCTTCGGACAGAGTGCCCGCTGTTGGTTCATCT